GCTGAAGATGCTCTCGAATACTTGTTCCATTGGAATAACTTCGAACATCAAAGCCACTACCAGATTAATGATAATGACTCCAATGAACTGTACAATCCAAGAGGGATTGAGTGGAATAGTCCAAAGCAGTTTGTCAGACCACTAGGGACCACCTAGGTTGGTACATAATAAGCAAGAAATAAACCAAAATTACTTTTGATTCATTGACTTATGAGCATACGAAGAGAAACGCTTCCACATCTTCACCCTTTTTGGAAAACGCACACGTTTCATGGCTGATTGCTCAGTCATTGAACGGTACAGTTTAACATCTTGGGGAAGACGGGCGACGAGTTCGTCGATATACTCATAGCGGTCAAGTAGCTGGAGACAGAGTTCCTCCGTGTACTCTTTACTTGCTTTCATAGTCTTGAACCGTAAGTCTCTTAATTCATCCAAAGCCTTAAATATAGGTTCAGAGAACGGACCAATAATTGTTTCCTTCCACCATCTCTGGTGTACCTCCGCTGCTAGAACAGGGATCTTCCAAGCAAGGTTAAACGAGAAAATGATCTTGTCTATCTTGTGTCGGATTTGCTCTGGATCTCGTAAGAGGATCACAGAAGAGGCGGACTTCACTACTGATTCCGTCCAACCACTAGAACTAGATAACGTAGAGGAGTATCCTCCAATACGGATCCAGTCCCAGAGATTTTGAACTCCATACGGAGCATTCGGACGTTTTAAAAGAACAACTGTAGATCGTAACTTTCTAGGCATGTCCATTATACGGCGTGTAGCCGCAGAACTTGATGCTTTGAAACCTAGACCCATACTTTTAGCAATGGTACCTAAAGCTAAGAGCTTCCCAGTTCGGTCTTTCACCGTTTTCACGATCTCAGGTATCCCTGAGACACCTTGCCACATCACGCCCACTCCTACGAGTGGTAGAGGCGTTACCTCTATTCCTTTGTAAAAGAAACGCTTTGCAAACTCGATAGAAAGATTGTCACTGATAATAGATTTCGCAAAAGAAATCTTCACTCCAAGAAGGTCCATTACCTCCAGATATGCTTGGGCGACCTCGGTATCTCCTATAACGAGATCGTCTCCAAGTACAGCATACAATTCAAACCATGATCTATGTCCTGCTTTAAAAGCCGCATATTGCACTATTGCATGGTGTGTTAATGCCAAC